GCAGAAGTGGCGGCTGATTGTTCTGACGCTGCCGCATTCGTTTCTGACGTTTTCGCCGCACCGGCACTGGTAGCCGCCGCGCTTTTTGAGGACTCTGCAGCGGCAGCACTTTTTGAGGCTTCAGTGGCCTTTGTTGATGCCGTTCCTGCGCTGGAAGACGCTGACTGAGCCGACGACGCGGCCTGTCCGGCTGACGTGCTGGCTGCACGTGCTGAATCTGCAGCATCAGTCGCACGGGTTGCCGCCTCACTGGCAGATGTGCTGGCATCACTGGCTGACTTCTTTGCGGCTGCCGTGTTCTGTGCCACCACGGACGCGTTACGCGCCACCTCTTCCACCATCAGTTCAAAACGACGCAGTGCCTCCGGACGGGCATCATCCTCCGTCATGGCACCGAGAAAATCATTCAGCGTACCGGGTTGAGAATCTTCATACACGGTGATGGTCCCGGCATGTGACGGCGGGAATCCCTCCACCAACAGAATAACGCTGTACTGACCGTACTCAACGTCCATGCTGTAACGCCCGGCTTCTCAATAGCTGCCAGCAGCGGGCTAATCCACAGAATGGCCTGACAATACGTTATTGAGCGGGTGGTAACGGCGCTATCACTGGCTGCGTCAACGTTCCTGGAATCGGTGTGCATTGCGCTGGCACGTAAACGGTTCGCGTAGTTGAGCAGCCCACCAGCGACATCAGCAGGAACAGGCATATCACAGGTTTTTTCACGACGGAGAATCTCTCGGTATTCGATAACAGTTTTCTCGGTGCCGGTATCAATCAGCGAGTTAAGACGGTTGGTGTTCTCTGCTACCAGGTTAAACCGGTTGAAGTTGAAGGCTTGGGTAGCTATGACGGTCGCCTGTAGCGCGTTGTCGCTGCGCAGTACCCGGATGTCACTTTCAGATATGGTCAGTGCTGCATTGCTGCGTGCCAGCAGAACACAGAGCACCGCGATGATAATTACGACAACCACCAGCAGAACCGCAATAATCGCAATTTTGTTGGGTTTCATCAGAACACTCCCGGCGTTGTTGCAGGCGTTCCAGGGTTAAGTGGCCCAAATCCATCGTTGAGATTTTGCGGATTCTCACCCCACAGGCAAACTTCGCGCTCAATCTCGCGGCGGGTGATCAGTCCTTTCCACTGCTTACCGCCAGCGTATGTCCAGCGACGTAGCTGGTCACATGCGCCTTTGATATCACCCTGGTTTATTTTGCGAAGAAGCGTCGATGTTCTGAAATTGCCAGCACCCACGTTGTAAACGAACGAGTAAAGAGCGCCGCGCGTTGTTTCCGGTATATCGACTTTGATGTACGGGTTAATTTGTCTGGCGACAGTGGCAAGGTCTTTATTCAGGAGGGCTTTGCATTCTGCTTCGGTATACGTTTTACCGAGCATAATGTCTTTTCCGGTGTGCCCGTAACATACAGTCCATACGCCAACGATATCTTTATATGGTATGTAGCTGACACCTTCCAGACCATCGTCACCACTCGGACCAGTGATGAGCACAGACGCTATGGCAACAGCCCCACCACCAATAGCAGCTGCAACAGCCTTGCGTAATGATGGCGACATTATTCACCTCTCGCAGCCTTACGCTTATCTTCTTTAATCTTGAAATAAAGGTTTGTCAGGTACGTCAGCAGGCCAAATACCAGACTACCCAGCACACCTATTGCCGCCCACTGTGATGGCGTGACTTTATCGAGCAACTGTAAAAACCAGTAGCCAGCACTGCCTGCAGAGGTGCCATAGGCGACACCTGTTGTTAACTTATCCATTGATTTCATAACCCCACCTCGCAGATGCGGGTGCTGTGTAATGGAAATAAAAAGGCCACCTGACGTGGCCACCAGATTATTTCCCCACCAGCTCGTTTATCTCTTTCACCGTCTGGTTAAACCGCTCTGACTCAAGCTCAACACCTAAGGCCCGACGCCCCAGCGCCATTGCTGCTTTTATTGTGGAACCGGATCCCATAAAAAAATCAGCAACCAGATCACCAGGTCGACTACTGGCATTGATTATTTGCCGGAGCATATTCGCAGGTTTCTCACACGGATGTTTACCCGGGTAGAACTGAACGGGTTTATGCATCCAGACATCGGTATAAGGCACGGAGACTGATACGGAGAAATAGCGCCGGAGAGATTTAAACTCATCCAGCAATTCAGAATATTTGCGATTCAGTGAATTATAAGATGCCACCAGTTGGTGGTGTGGTTGTTCCAGTTGTTGTTCCTGAAACTTCTCTGCCGCTATACGGGAAAACAGTGCCTGTAACTTCCGGTAGTCAGCCTCATTCGGCAACTGCCACTGACTGGCACCAAACCAGTGGGAAACCATATTTTTCTTACCTGTGGCTTCGGCAATCTGTTTTGCCGTTATACCCAGTTCGGCACGAGCATCCCTGAAATACGATATCAGCGGTGCCATTATGTGCTGTTTGAGTTCCCTTTCTTTTGCCGCATAGCCGTCACTTTTGCCGCGATATGGCCCCTGGTAATGTTCAGCAAACAGAACGCGCTCTGTGGCAGGAAAATATGCGCGCAAACTTTCTTTATTACACCCATTCCAACGTCCGGACGGCTTCGCCCAGATGATATGGTTAAGCACATTGAAACGTTCACGCATCATGATCTCGATATCAGATGCCAGGCGATGTCCACAGAACAGGTAAAGGCTTCCGGCAGGTTTCAACACCCGCCAGAACTGGGCCAGACAGTGGTCCAGCCACTTAAGGTAATCTTCGTCCCCTTTCCACTGATTGTCCCAGCCGTTGGGCTTCACTTTGAAGTACGGTGGATCGGTAACAATCAGATCAATGGAGTCATCAGGCAGGGACTGAATAAAATGCAGGCAATCAGCGTTGATTAAATCAACACTGTTTATTTTTACAGTATTTTTCATGGATCAGTAAGCGTAACTCTGGTAGGCTCACTCTGCTTTTGCGCTAAAGCAGTGGGCCATGGTTCGCTTGTGACCAGTAAGCATGAGCGAATGGCTGGCAAGTGCTACCAACACCCACCAGCCGCCCATTTTCACAAATTAAAAGCCCTTCATTGCTGAAGGCGTCTGTAACAGCCGAACTGGTAATCTGCCAGCCCCGCCATAACCAGCTGGGTCAGTATTAACTGACAGCGTTCGCGTGAAAGGTATGTGTTTTGTGCAATCTCCCCGACTGTTGCCGGTTCGATGCTTAATTCATTAAAAACAACTTTCGCCGTTTCTGTCATATCTTGCTGTTTTAGCATGTCTTTTTCCCTTCTGGTTAACATGACATACCAATAACTCTTGTCTAAAAAGCCAGCAAGATAAAAAGTCAGTATTCACGACCACCAGCGTGTTTACCGTACTGCTCTTGGTTTACAGGTACAAAAAACCCGCTCGACGGCGGGTTTAAGCTGTGTGGCGAAGTAACCACTCTTAACACGATACAATTTTTTTTGCGTACGCGTTAGTTTTTTATTATTTTACTTTTTGATACTATCGGCGTGGTTACAAACAAGGAGAACAGCAATGAGTAACTACTTGGAAGTTAAGAGAAAAATTGGTCAATATGCATGTGTTACTCGGTGGGGTTTCCCCTGTGCCGAGCGTGAAATCACTTTGATACAAAATGACATTAACTCCGCGATTCAAAGTGGTAAAGTTATAAGTCGTAGCATGCTCCAAGGCATTATCAGCCGTCATGTTCCCAATACCCATTTCTTAATCACCGACAGTGTCGACAACTCTGATCTTAACACTGCATTAAGAATGCTGGCGCCAAAACAAAAATGAATAATGATGTGTTTCAGATCAGCCCCGACGAAGTAACGTCGGAGCTGATTTCTGCAAAGGAAAGATTTTTACGTGGTATTCAGCCATACTTGTGTAATGGTATATCAAACCTTGCTGACCTACATGAAATTCAGCAGCACGCTTCAAAATATTTTAATACCGCTGTTAAATTAGTTCAAAAAGTAGATTTATGTAAACTGGATGACAATAAGACATTTGCCATTTCCTTAGTTGGAGACTGTCGAGCGGTTCTGGAAACTTATTTAGAATACTACGACATGATGGTGTCAAACATTAAATGCCTAGAAATTGATCCAAACAATATTGTACTGTATAGCAAAGATGGTCTATCAAACCTCCAAAGAATCATTAAAAAGTATTCATCAAAAGATATTTACACACCTATTATTGCTGAATTTGAGTCTCGAAATTTGCCAATCGATGGATTTACTATAGGTACACCAATGAATTGGAAATTAATTGTCACTGCCATTATTGGATTTTTAAGTTTTTGTATTTTTTTATCAATTACGCTGCTAATACCAGATTTGAATGAATTTCAAAAGAAAATGATTTTCTCTTTATATTTCATGAGTGCGGCCGTTGGAATCTCGCCATTCATTGCAAATAATATAAAGGTCAATGGGAAGATGGCATTTCGTGGTTCGGAATTCAAAGTATCTGCTGTTGGTGGTTTAGCAGCATTGATTGTTTCTTTCATCATCCAAGTAATTTAGCAAAGAGGCCCTAAGGCCTCTTATAATCATAGCATTGATAGCACACCACTAACAAAACCTAATGCTGTTTGCATATCTTTTCTAATTGTCCCATCAGAACACTTACGCTTCTTCGCAATGGTGCGTAATGAAATACCAATAACAAAGTGGGCAATAATTAACTCATATTCTTCTTGTTTATATTTACGTAACCGTGCGACACAACCGTCTATCATGATCCCTTCATCATCATCACACTGGAGACGTGTTTTTTTACCATGAGGTAAAAGCCCCTTGAAGCCTGCTGCTATCGGCTGCCAATCCACACTACTGTTATCTGCTGCAGCCCATGCTCCCCAGCGGTCCAAAACTTCATACATGTCACGCATCAACTTTCTCCACAAAATCAGGCCAGCACGCCAATTGCCAGCGCACGATCGATAAAACGAAATATCAACTCCAGCTGGGAGCCATACTTCTCTTCAAATGCCACGGTATCCGCATGCAGCTCGTCGTGATGCTTTCTGCACAAAGGCAACACAAAGAGGTCATGTGCTTTTGTACCCATTCCACCCTGACCGTGGCCTATCAGGTGGTGGGGATCATCAGCAGGCTTTCCACAACATGCACACGGCTGAGTCTTAACCCAGCGCGTGTACTTTTCATTAACCCAACGGCGACGTTTGGGGCGTAACATAAAAGACTCCGGCGACTCCGGATCCACTTCCAGCGCCAGCACCTTTTTCGCTTTATCCTGGATGATGCTGGTGGCAGGAACCGAAGGAACAAGGTCACTTTCCCGGGTGACAGACGGCAGAACAGGCTTCGGTAATCTCAGTGCCTTACGGGCTGCACTTTCCGGTAAGGCATCCGCCAGGTCATTACGAACCAGCCACCAGCACAGTTCCGGCATTGTCACAACGTGACTATCATCAAAACCGAGATCACGGCGCACAACAGATAAAACCCAGCGGGCACAGTTATCCGTTGCCATTGATTCCAGCCGTTCCGTGAACTGGTCACGCAACTGGTTATCGCAGTGCCAGCACAGACGGATTGCGCCCGGCGCATGGCGCGTTGTGGTCATGTTTTCGCTGTGCCAGTCGGAGTGAGGCCACTGACAGCCTTTTTCACGAAGTAACCAGCTTTCAAGACATTCCACGCCACCAGCACGACGGATCACTGCCTCATTGCGGAACACGGCCCGAACGGCAGGATCATCCGCCAGCGGTTGTGATGCTGCCGGAACGGCACCACTGGCGAAACATGAATAACGTTCCGGCTCAGGCTCCAGCAGGACACGCCCCTGCATAAACAGGGGCATCAGCTCTGAACCTGGTCTGAACAATACGATCCCCATACGCGGGGCAATTTCAGGGGTCAGTAGTGCTCTCACGGTCACCTCAATGAACGGTATCGAGCAGCTTTAACAGCTCAGGGAATCGGGATTCGAAGAAATGCGGCTGCGTCTCGCGCGGATTTGCGGGACTGGTGATGTTCTTGCCGAACATGCAGCCTTTCGCTGTCAGCGACCAGAATTTTTTGATGTTGTTAATCGCGGTACGGCTGTATCGTTCGCGTTGTTCAACGATCCCCAGCTTCACCATCTGGTGATATGCCTGATTAGCCGTCAGGCGGATACCATACTGCTTCAGCAGTGCACTCAGCGACAGCGTGGGGCGACTTGAGCCATCGTGTGCATCAGCAGGAGCATCAATGGCATAGCGCGGTGCCAGATTCGGTAAGCCAACAGCCTCCTGGAGTTTCTGACAGGCCCCAAGCACAGATGAGTTAGACAGGTTTAACTCCCGACGCATAAAGTCCAGCAGAATCACTCCAGCCTGCATCTTGTCAGCAGCCTGTCCGGATAATTTTTCCGGTGCGCTGGTTACCATGTCGAAAGTACGGATCACCTTCAGATGGAATGACGGGCTGATCCACATTGCATAGGCATACACCAGTTCCTTACAGACATACGTCCCCTGATTATTTCCGCCGCGAATAACGTTAACTGGCTCTATATTGACCGAGTTGCAAATCTGCAACTCGCTTATTAAACGTTCAGTTTGCTCATTGCGGAGCCAGAATGCAGGCTTATGCTTATCCAGAGAACCGGCAGCCCTGTGCAGATCGTTCAGGCTGTAACGCCCATAAGCATCACGACGAACTTCAATACCATCAATGACCATCAGATTATTCATACTTCGTTTCTCCTCTTGATCAGGCGGCTGCACCCGCCGTTTTCTCGTACTTACTGATAGTGATCTCGACCTTCCCTTCCGGGATAACCGGTCCCCACTCCACCAACATTCTTTTCACCTGGCTGTCGTCTTCCCACACACCCGCGTGGGTCAGGGCGTCAAACAGCGCCTTGTTATAGTTGTCCAGATCGCGGATCCGGTTATCCGGAGGAAACAACACGATCTCCACTGAAGCAGGTGCCGACGTTGGTTTCGGCAGACGACGTAACTGCTCAACTATTGCTGCACACGCCGCGCTCTGGAATTTTCGCCCCGCCGCGCTTATCAGGCTCTTACCAGCAAACGCCCCTTTGTTGGGGTGTCGCCAGTACGTGTTCACGCTGGGCGGAAAAGGCAGGATCAGCTTCATACTTTCAGGCCCCTCTCATGTAACCAGTAGGTTGCACGCAGCCTTGCGTTTTCCTCACCGGCAAGCAGTGCGCGGATAATCCCGACCGCCTCGCTGTCGTCGTCCTTCACCGCAGTATGAAGCGTTATCCCCCGGGCCACGCCACGCTTTATCGTGATGACGCCTTTTTTCTCCAGTGCGCGAAGATGCTCTACCGCTGCATTCACTGAACGGTATCCCAGCATGGTTGCCACCTCCTGATTGGTTGGCGGAAAGCCACGCTCTTTCTGATAAGAAATCAGCATATCCAGCACCTGCTGCTGGCATTGAGTTAACGTCGTCATTACGCCCCCACGTAATTCCCTGACAGATACCACTCATCACCCGATACAGCGCGCTTGCTGCTTTTCCGTAAACACTGCTCACGACGCGCCAGAAAATTGTTTCGTTCTGGCTGGGAGTGGCTTTCACGGAATGCCGCCATCCACACCGTTGCAGCACGACGGTATAAGCCCCTGGACTCCAGTTTTTCAGCCTGGCGGGTCAGGCACAAAATCACCCGGGGATCGTTAGTGCCGACATAGAAATTGCGCACAGATCTGGTTTCTCGAACTGGTTGTGGTTCCAGTTCCTGCGCTCTCTCAGTCAGGCGCGGGAAATGTCTGCGTGTATCCCCTTCACAACGGTGAGCCACACGCCCACTCTGACGTAACTTGCTTGCTGACTGCAGAACGCGCTGCCGTGAGTAACCAGCAAAAGCATCCGCAATGTCTCCGGAAGTACACCCCGGATGGGCTTCAATGAATTTCTGAACGTCATTCAAAAGACTCATGATCACCCCCTGAATCCTGCCGGGATCTGGCTGTAGTCCACGTTGTCGTAACTGGATTTGAAGTACGGGTCTTCGCGTTTTTCGGTGTACGTGCTTACGGACGGCGATAAGCGCAGGGAAAGCTCATCCCATTTTTCCCGCAGCTTCGACGGGCTGAGCACGTTACGGCACCAGAACGGATCGCGGCTGACGCGGCTGTACATCTCGCAGATTTGTTTGTGAGTACGACCATCCTGCACACACATCAGGCGAATTTCGTTTGCCCAGGCTGTCCAGTTCGGTTCTTTGGGACGAACCACCTCGCCGTCACATTCGGCAGCCTGCTCGTACAGGGCGATGATTTTTTTCCAGAGCCACTGTGCGCAGGTCAAATCATCCTGCGTCCCCCACTGGCGCTTTTTAGGGCTGAATACAACCGCATCAGGATGGCGAGTTAAAAAATCCTGTTCATCCATCTGCGTGTCCGGTTGCGAAGCGTCCGGACGAGAGGGTTTTTTATCTGACGGATCATGTTTTGATTTTACTGACGGATCCCCGCCAGATTCTGACGGGTGAAAACCCGCTTTTTTGCCAGATTTCGACGCATCAAATTTTGACGGGTCAGATTTTGATGCGTCAGATTTTGACGGGTCAGAATCTGACAGTTGAGAAAATGCCGCTGCCTGAAGCTTCGCAACGTTAAGCTGATAAACATTCGACGCATTGCGGTTACCCTGGCGACGCGCCTTACGAGTTAACCAGCCTTCTGCTTCCAGCCGTGCGATAGCCGTTCTGACGGTGCTCATCCCCGCGCCAATCTGGCGGGCAATGGTTTCAATTGATGGCCAGCACACACCTTCGTCATTACTGAAATCAGCCAGGCGGGCCATAATTGCCACGCTGGATAACTTCATGCCTGACGCAGCGCAACCATCCCATACATAGCCGGTTAATTTAGTGCTCATGACCGACCTCTATTTCCCTGAATTTACGACGAAACTGTTCGAGCGGGCTGAAGCACTCATGCTCATAGCCTTCGCGGAGGTAGATAACCCGTTGTGTTTCCGGCTCCCAACGAATGACTCTGACGGGCACTCCGTAGTGATCTTTGAACCAGCGGTTAACTTGTCGCAAAGGACTGTCTCCTTTTGCCGGTTGAAATCGCCCACAGCCCACTCTGCAAAGCTGTGGGTTACAATTTCCCTGTCACCTGGTACATTCACTGCATAGCAATACTCCACCTTCGCTTTTCCACCCGGTACAGGAAGTGCAATCAGTTGCGAGCGACGGTAGTGTGTTGTTAAACTGTTCATGCGTTAGTTTCTCCACAGTCACGACACGCCACGGCGCCCGGAGCTGCACACTCGCGGGCGTCATTACTTTCTGAAATGCAAAAAATTTTGTAGACCAGTGCTGCATGCTCCTGCAGCTTCGAAATTGAGAGGTACAGCTCGTCATTAATTGCTGTCTTCTCATGCGGTTCCACTACACCGTCTTCGATTGCTGAACGAATCTGTTTTGAATAACTGCCGATCTGTTCAATGACTTCCAGCAGACGCTGGTTAATATCGGCGTTGTCCACATCCTCGACGTCAGGAAGAGACACAAAGACGCCATTTGCAGACTGCGCCACAGCATCAGCAATGAAGTGAGTTCCACCAGCACGTTGCAAAATCATTGCCCATCCCAGCGGGAAAATCTGATCGCCATCGGCACGAAGGCGGTTAAATAATGCGTTCTCTGTTACATCCAGCCAGTCAGCAGCTTCAGCGTAACCCCCCGGTAACGCTGCGATAGTTTTTCTGACAGCTTTCACGTACCACTCAGGCTGTTTGTCTACTTTCCAGTGATGCTTACCCACGGTTCACCTCCTGTTCCTGTGGTTTAAACCCATTCTGGTTTTGGCTAGATTGAAAACGTGCCGGATAAAGAATCTGCATTTCGCTGATTTCACCCTTAAAAAAATTGGCTAAACGTTCTGCAAGCTCGATAGATGGAATCTGTTCCAGCCTCTCAATACGACTCAACGTCGCTGGATTGACTTGAACACCCGCAGCAACATGCTGCAAAGTGAAACCATGCGCCTTACGCACATTTCGTAATTGTGATTGCATATAACCTCCAAATATTGCGCGTTATGCATGTTATTTCACGCAAGTATTTTGCGCAAGTTGATTTGCTTATCACGCAATAAAGAAATGTAATAAACGCATGAACATAGGAAACCGAGTCAGACAACTTCGCCAAGCGAAGAACATGAAAATCGCCGATCTCGCTGAAGCAATAGGAGTAGATGCGGCGAACATCTCGCGCTTAGAAACGGGTAAGCAGAAACAATTTACCGAACAAACACTGAGTAATATTGCCAAGAGCTTAGGTGTTGATATTGCTGATCTCTTTACCTCTGCCCTCAAAAGTAATACTGTATATAAAAACAGTAATAATGAGGATGTTGCGCAGGTGAAGGATGTGTTCCGTATTGAAATGCTGGATATCAGTGCCAGTGCGGGAAATGGCCTTATCCAGGGCGGTGATGTCATTGATGTGATTCATGCCATCGAATACAGAACTGATAATGCTGTATCAATGTTCGGCGGACGACCAGCCAATCACATCAAAGTTATCAACGTTCGTGGGGACAGTATGTGTCCAACCATTGAGCCAGGAGATCTCATCTTCGTTGATGTCAGCATCAATCAGTTTGATGGTGATGGTATATATGTCTTTGGTTTTGATGACAAAATATACGTTAAAAGACTTCAAATGATTCCTGACAAACTGCTGGTGATTTCTGATAACCAGATTTACCGTGAATGGGGAATTACTAGCGAAAACGAACACCGATTCATGGTCTTTGGAAAGGTCTTAATCAGTCAGTCGCAAACCCTTAAGAGACATAATTAACTTCAATATCCCATCCATCGGCCACCGAAAGGTGGCTTTTTATCACCCATCATTTTGCACATCTCGCAAAATATCACTTGCGCATCTCGCATTTTAATTTTATCTTTTGTTCCAGACCAACTACAGGATTACAACAAAATCTGGTTGCAACACGGTGCATGGTGCATGTGTCGTAAGCGGTCAGTAAATGTCAAAAACGAACAGTCAGGACGACCAAGAAGTAGCCGCCTTGGGCATATGAAGTCCAAGATGATTCGTTAGCAACAAAAAAGCGCCCTATAGGACGCTTCGCTCTTTAACAATCTGGATATCCACAACAGTAGCAATCTACAGATTGCCGTTAAGTTTTCTGGCCAACTCCTCAATGGATGGAGGCGATACGTAATCCGGATTTTTATTCATCAGAAACTTATTTTCACAGTGGAGGCACCTGCTTTTATGAAAAAGCTCATCTTCGCTAACCGGGAATGGTTGAAGTATCGATACTATCTTTTGTCCAAAACATTTTGGGCAAAGATGCATGGTTATGCTGCCACCGTTCACGATTACCTCCTTCGAGTATACAAAAGTACCCGACTCAAGTTGGTTAAGGATATAGCCTTCCGTCTGAGCCTCAAAGTTTTCGAATTCTGCAATTTTAGCTTTGAGAGAAGCATTTATTTCTTGATAAGAGCCCACCAGTTCAACGAGAGACACGCATTCGCGCTGAATAGACGCAAGCTTTGAGTTCAGCTCACCAATAGCCGCATTTACTTCAGCTTGAGTTTTTGCCTCGTTCATTAGTTTTGCAATCTGGGCGATTTCACGAATAGCCGTCATTGCTGCCGTTAATTCAGCGATCACATTGAATACTCTTATTGTTGTTGGGGATATCCAGATTAACCGAATCCTTGTTGTTGGGGAATAACTAGGTCCACCTCGCCTGATGTGGCTAAAAGCAGGCACATAACAGCTAAGTATTTTCAACCAGAGAGAATCCTTAGCGTTGTGGTGAATGCGGCTCAGCGCACGCGGGTTAAGGTTGAGGCTGACAGTCGACCTTCTGTGGATACCCACCCGCCTGGTGTGCAACCTTCGCCAGGCACCGGGAGGCACCCGGCACCACAACTTTATGCTGTGTGTAGTCTTGGCGGTACCAGCTTGTACCCTTGCTTCCGGCTGGTACCGTCCTTTTTACAAAACAGAGAAGAGCATCACCGGACGACGGGCTCATAACCCAATCCATCCGGGCGGCAGTCACCGCAGGTGTTCTTCTCTGTTTTGTGGAGAAACTAACCGACCTTGCAGGGTCGATATGATGAGGAGCAGCAAAATGGCTAGCGAACGCAGTACTGATGTGCAGGCATTTATCGGGGAGCTGGACGGCGGCGTATTTGAAACCAAAATCGGCGCAGTTCTCAGTGAAGTCGCTTCCGGTGTGATGAACACGAAAACCAAAGGTAAGGTCTCGCTCAACCTAGAAATCGAACCGTTTGATGAGAACCGAGTGAAAATCAAACACAAACTCTCATATGTTCGCCCGACTAACCGCGGGAAAATTTCCGAAGAAGACACCACCGAAACGCCGATGTATGTCAATCGCGGTGGTCGCCTGACTATTCTGCAGGAAGACCAGGGACAGTTGCTGACTCTTGCCGGTGAACCTGACGGAAAACTCCGCGCAGCAGGTCGTTAATATCGTTTTTAATTAACTGATTATTTATCTCATCACTGAATATCTTTATATAGTGAGGACTTATTATGTCTCAGAACTTAGACGCAACCGCAATTAATCAAATCCATGCCCTTATTTCTGCTCAGGGTGTTAATGAAATTATCAGTAAGATTGGTGCCGATGCTGTGGCATTGCCTGAGAATTTCCGCATTCATGATCTGGAAAAATTTAATTTAAATCGCTTCCGTTTCCGTGGTGCGCTTTCCACTGCCAGCATCGATGATTTTACCCGTTATTCTAAAGATCTTGCAGATGAAGGCACCCGCTGCTTTATCGATGCTGATAATATGCGTGCCGTCAGTGTGCTTAACCTAGGTACTATTGATGAACCAGGTCACGCAGATAACACCGCCACACTCAAACTGAAAAAGACAGCACCGTTCTCTGCTCTGTTGTCTGTTAACGGCGAGCGTAACTCCCAGAAGTCACTAGCAGAATGGATTGAAGACTGGGCCGACTATCTTGTGGGCTTTGATGCTAATGGTGACGCTATTCAGGCAACAAAAGCGGCTGCGGCTGTCCGTAAAATCACGATTGAAGCAAACCAGACCGCTGATTTTGAAGATAATGACTTCAGCGGCAAACGCTCCCTGATGGAGTCTGTCGAAGCGAAGACCAAAGACATTATGCCAGTGGCATTTGAATTTAAATGCGTTCCGTTTGAAGGTCTGAAAGAACGTCCGTTTAAATTACGCCTCAGTATTATCACTGGCGATCGTCCTGTACTGGTTCTGCGCATTATTCAGCTGGAGGCGGTGCAGGAAGAAATGGCTAACGAATTTCGTGATCTGCTTGTTGAGAAATTCAAGGACAGCAAAGTAGAAACCTTTATTGGTACTTTCACCGCCTGATTTCATTACTGCAAATGCCCCTGCGGGGGCATTTATGGAAACGTAATTTACTCAATAATCGCCGGATGGTGAGGGATTCTTTTTACCAGAATTCAGCGCGGTGCAGCGCATATACGTGGAGAACAAAATGTCATTTATTAAAACTTTTTCCGGGAAGCATTTTTATTATGACAGGATAAATAAAGACGACATCGATATTAACGATATCGCGGTTTCCCTTTCAAATATCTGTCGCTTTGCCGGTCATCTTTCGCACTTCTACAGCGTCGCCCAACATGCGGTTCTTTGCAGCCAGCTGGTGCCGCAGGAATTTGCTTTTGAAGCGTTAATGCATGATGCAACAGAAGCGTATTGCCAGGACATTCCCGCACCACTGAAACGCCTTCTTCCTGACTATAAACAAATGGAAGAAAAAATAGACGCCGTAATCCGTGAGAAATACGGGTTACCCCCAGTTATGAGTACGCCCGTGAAATATGCCGATCTCATCATGCTGGCAACCGAACGCCGCGATCTCGGGCTTGATGATGGCTCTTTCTGGCCTGTACTGGAAGGTATCCCGGCAACAGAGATGTTCAACGTGATTCCACTGGCACCGGGCCATGCCTACGGGATGTTTATGGAACGCTTTAACGAGTTATCGGAGTTACGCAAATGCGCATGAATGTTTTCGAAATGGAAGGGTTTCTTCGTGGGAGATGTGTACCGCGAGATCTGAAAGTAAATGAAACAGATGCTGAATACCTGGTGCGTAAATTCGATGCGCTTGAAGCTAAATGTGCAGCACAGGAAAACAAAGTAATACCAGTGTCAACTGAACTGCCACCAGCAAATGAAAGTGTTTTGTTATTCGATGCTAACGGAGAAGGCTGGCTAATTGGCTGGCGTTCTCTCTGGTACACCTGGGGACAAAAAGAAACCGGAGAATGGCAGTGGACATTTCAGGTCGGGGACCTTGAAAACGTCAATATCACTCACTGGGCAGTAATGCCAAAAGCACCGGAGGCTGGAGCATAATGACCACTTTTACCGACAAAGAACTGATTAAAGAAATTAAAGAGCGTATCAGCAGCCTTGACGTGCGAGACGATATTGAGCGCCGTGCTTATGAAATCGCACTCCTATCTCTGGAAGTAGAACCAGATGAACGCGAAGCTTATGAATTATTCATGGAAAAGCGTTTCGGTGACTTAGTAGATCGTCGGAGAGCAAAAAACGGCAATAACGAATACATGGCATGGGATATGACTCTCGGTTGGATCGTCTGGCAGCAACGAGCTGGTATCCATTTTTCAACAATGTCACAGCAAGAGGTGAAATAATGGAGCCATACAGCCTCACACTCGATGAGGCCTGTCATTTTCTCAAGATATCCAGACCGACTGCCATTAACTGGATACGCACAGGGCGTCTTCAGGCAACACGCAAAGATCCCACTAAGAATAAATCTCCTTACCTCACAACACGACAAGCCTGCATTGCGGCTCTTCAGTCTCCGCTGCATACTGTCCAGGTGAGCGCGGGTGATGGCATAACAGAGGAAAGAAAATGTCACTCTTCCGCAGAGGTGAAATATGGTACGCCAGTTTCACATTGCCGAACGGTAAAAGATTTAAACAGTCTCTTGGAACAAAGGACAAAAGGCAGGCGACAGAACTCCATGACAAGCTAAAGGCTGAAGCATGGCGGGTCAGCAAACTTGGTGAAATACCTGATATAACGTTCGAGGAAGCGTGTGTCAGGTGGCTTGAAGAGAAAGCACATAAAAAATCACTGGACGATGACAAAAGCCGGATCGGATTCTGGCTTCAACATTTCGCAGGAATGCAACTAAGAGACATTACTGAATCAAAAATTTATTCAGCAATGCAGAAAATGACGAACCGGCGTCATGAGGAAAACTGGAAACTCAGGGCAGAAGCATGCAGAAAAAAAGGGAAACCTGTTCCAGAATACACGCCAAAACCAGCGTCCGTTGCAACGAAGGCTACGCATCTTTCATTTATAAAGGCCCTACTAAGAGCCGCAGAGCGTGAATGGAAAATGCTGGATAAGGCACCAATTATTAAAGTGCCTCAACCAAAGAATAAACGGATCCGCTGGCTGGAGCCCCATGAAGCACAAAGGCTGATTGATGAATGTCCGGAGCCATTAAAGTCTGTTGTTGAATTTGCACTGGCAACAGGCTTAAGACGCTCGAACATCATCAACCTTGAATGGCAACAAATAGATATGCAGCGCCGGGTGGCATGGATAAACCCGGAAGAGAGTAAATCAAACCGCGCAATTGGCGTTGCGCTGAATGATACTGCATGTCGCGTATTGAAAAAACAAATCGGGAATCATCACCGTTGGGTATTTGTGTACAAGGAAAGCTGTACCAAACCAGACGGAACGAAAGCGCCAACAGTAAGGAAGATGCGGTATGACGCAAACACAGCCTGGAAAGCGGCGCTGAGACGGGCTGGTATTGATGATTTCAGATTTCACGACTTGAGACACACCTGGGCAAGTTGGCTGGTTCAAGCCGGAGTCCCGTTGTCAGTGTTACAGGAAATGGGAGGCTGGGAGTCTATCGAAATGGTTCGTCGATATGCTCACCTTGCACCTAATCACCTTACCGAACACGCACGGCAAATAGACTCGATCCTGAACCCATCGGTCCCAAATTTGTCCCAGTCAAAAAATAAGGAAGGTACTAATGATGTGTAACTTATTGATTTTAATGGTGCCGATAATAGGAGTCGAACCTACGACCTTCGCATTACGAATGCGCTGCTCTACCAACTGAGCTATATCGGCCCTGAAAGGACATGTTCACGAACGTGAATCACGGTGGACAAGGTTAAAACTAACCGGGCGATGCGTCAATGGCCTTGTGAATCAAATGGCTACTTTTGCATCACCCGGTTTTATTTACGCACGAATGGTGTAATCACCAATACCGATCCACTTGTAAGTGGTCAGTGCTTCCAGCCCCATTGGGCCACGCGCGTGGAGTTTTTGTGTGCTTACCGCCACTTCCGCACCTAGTCCAAACTGGCCGCCGTCGGTAAAACGCGTAGAGGCGTTAACGTAAACAGCGGACGAATCCACTTCGTTAACAAAACGCTGGGCGTTGCGCATATCGCGGGTCAGGATCGCATCGGAGTGTTGTGTGCCGTGTTCACGAATATGGGCGATGGCATCGTCAAGATCACTGACGATTTTGACGTTCAAATCTAATGACAGAAACTCATCGTCATACTCTTCCGCTTTAACAGCCACCACCTTCGCGGGGCCTGTCTGCAACTGCGCCAGCGCAGCTGCATCTGCGTGTAATGCCACGCCGCTTTCCTCCATTTGTTTGCTTAATGCGGGCAGGAAGCTATCGGCGATGTTTTTATTCACCAGCAACGTTTCTACCGTATTACATGTGCTCGGACGCTGAGTTTTCGCGTTGACGATCACTTTTAATGCTTCAGCAATCTCTACACTTTCATCAACATAAATATGGCATACGCCTATACCACCTGTGATCACCGGGATCGTCGACTGTTCGCGGCACAGTTTATGCAAACCAGCGCCACCACGCGGGATCAGCATGTCGATGTATTTATCCATACGCAGCATTTCACTGACCAGCGCACGGTCAGGATTATCAATCGCCTGCACGGCACCCACCGGTAAGCCACAGGATTTCAGGGCGTCCTGAATCACCGCCACCGTTGCCGCGTTAGTGCGACAGGTTTCTTTACCGCCACGCAGAATCACTGCGTTACCGGTTTTCAGGCACAGCGAAGCGACATCAACCGTCACGTTCGGGCGCGCTTCATAAATCACGCCAATAACCCCCAGCGGTACGCGACGACGCTCAAGACGCAGGCCGCTGTCCAGTACGCTGCCATCGATTACCTGCCCCACCGGATCGGCGAGGTTACACACCTGGCGCACATCATCGGCAATGCCTTTCAGCCGTGCGGGCGTCAGTGCCAGACGGTCAAGCATCGCTTCGCCAAGGCCATTGGCACGCGCGTCAGCAACATCCTGGGCGTTAGCGTTGAGGATGATTTCGCTTTGTGCTTCCAGTTCATCGGCGATTTTTTCCAGCACGCGATTTTTTTCGCGGCTGGAGAGTTGCGCTAATTTATACGAGGCTTGCTTCGCGGCAATGCCCATTTGTTCCAGCAT